CGCGGTCAGGATGACTCGCACGTTCATGTCGGTCAGGTATTGGAACTCAGCATCACGCGAGGAGTTGTCGATCGCTGACCACGTGATCTCGTCGTTCGGGCCGATGCCGAAAACCGGCATGCGCCACGAGTTCGTGACCGAGTTGATCGACGCGTTGAACTGCTGCTTGACGCGGTCGATGACGGCTTCGTCGACGTCGTCACCCTTGATGACCAACATCCCGCGCGTCGCGCGACCGGTCTGGAAGTAGAGCTTGTTGTGCTGCGCGATGTTGATGTGGGTCGTTACCGCGGTCAGGACGTTGTCGAGCGGAGTGACCGGGTAGCCGTCCATCTCCAGGTCGGTGACCGGGAAGAAGTTCGAGACGACGCACTCCTTGTCCGTGAAGGCCTGCAAGGGCTGGCCGTCGTGCACCTGGATCCACGCGAAATCCTCGATCGGCGGCGGCTCGTGCTTGACATTGCGGTTCTTCATCCGCTCCAAGAGCAGGCGAGCCTGCTCTCGGAGCGACTCCGCGGCGTTCTGTTGTGGGACTGCGCGGAAGATCGTGCCGCCATCGATGGCGCGGAAGGACTGGAACGTCTTCTCCTGATCGGAATGATCAGACTTCTCCCAGATGATCTCGGTCGCGATGCGGCCGACCGTCATCGCGTCGCGGGTCGACACCTTCAGCCACTCAGCGAACGGGCAGCGCTCCAGGTCCGACCACCCCTTGGTCTCACCACAGGTTCGGATCTTCGCGACGGCAGCTTCGATACGTCGGTCGAAGGCCTGCTTCTCCTGCAGGGACTTCATCTGGTCGACGACACCAGGGTTCGGCTCGATCACGTAGCCATTTGAGAAACGGTCCGGGCGGGGGCGGCCGTGGGCAGCGACCTGATCGCTCCGGAGGGCGAGGATCGCGGCGACGAGGTCGTCCTGGATCGCGATTCGCTTCTGGATCGCCTCCGGGAGCCCCCGCATCTTCTGGCGGTAGAGCCCGGCATAATTGTTCGCCGCTCGCGGGTCGGCCTCGAAGGCCAAACGCTCGACGTGCTCGATGGGCTGGTACGAGTCCAGCAAGCGGATGATCGACTTGGCTAGAGTCTCTCCCTGGTAGCCGTGCTCGTTCTTGATCAGGTCGCGGTCACGGTTGTCCTGCGAGAAGTAGACCCTCGAACGAGGGGTCGGAGGTGCGACGACCGGCAGTGATTCGAGCAGCGGCCGGATGGTGGACTTGTCCACGACCGTCACTCCGCCGCCAGGATGAGCACGCGCATCGGGACGACGTATCGGTTCACGATCTCAGCCTTCCAAACAGGGCCCCACTTCTCATGCCAGCCGCGGAAGTTCTGGTCGGCTGGCACGACCGCCTCGATCCGGTTGGTGTTCCCCGTATCGCCGTTCAGCCTGAGGACGCACTCCTGGTCGACCTCGAATCGGGTCCAACGCTTGGCCGCCACGTAGAACAGCACGCCGGTGGCACCAGGGATCACGCTCGTCTGCGCCGCGAGCGGAGTCGTGCTCAGGAACTCGACCCACTCGGGAGCGACCGCCGCCACGCCGAAGGCCTGGCGCGCGGGGAGCGCGAACCCAGCGGAGATGTCCACCGTGTCCTCCACCTGCACGCCGTCGGCGGAGAAGACACGGAACTGCGAGTCGGAGACCGGCGTCACCGTCTCGGTCGCGCCGGAGAAAATCTGCTGGGGGAGCCTCGCCAGCGTCAGGGTATCAGCGGTCACGCCGAGCACGGACCAGTACCCCTCGTTGAGCGGCGAGAATAGCGTGGCCGGGTCGCCAGTGCTGGGCCCGGGCAAGAGAACGATGTCGCCGACCTGAGTCCCGGTGAAGGGACTGCCGCTCTGCGCTGTCACGAGCAGAGCCAGGCTCCGCTGCACGACCAAGGAGAGAGCGATCCCCGACACGGAGATCAACCGGTCGACCCGGAAGTTGGGCGGTGACCCGCTGACCGCGGTCAGCCGGTAGCGGCTCGGATCGACTGGGTTCGCTGATAGAGTGAAGGCTGTCGAACCGTCGATCCCTGTCGGTCGAGAACCATCGATCGCGACGAAGGAGTTCCCGCCCGGAATGGTGAAAGATAGGGTCGACGGGTTGTCGACCGGCAGGTTCGTGATGTTGAACCTCCAATTGACCGGTAGCTTCGTCGGGTTGGACGTCGCTCCCACGTCCTCGTAGGCTGCGACGGACTCCGCAATCGTTAGGTTGGCCATGTCCTGGGGCCAAGATTCGGTCTCACATGCTCCAAACGATGCTGCCGTTGCCTGACCTACCCTTGCGCTCGATCGACGCTGGGTCGATGCCTGCAGCCGTCAGCGCCTGGGCCATCCAGTCGTCCAACGGCGTCCCCACGACCACTGCTGGCTTCTTCTCGCTGGGAGCGACCGCCGTACCAGTCGAGATCTCCCCCTTCGGAGCGAAGACGTTCATCACCACGTACCGGAGTCCGTCAGCCTCGTCGTCCAGTTCGTCGTCGGGGACGTCTGAGTCGACCTCGCCGGCAGCGTTCAACTTGAAGTGGTAGGCCGCGAGGCGCTGGAAGAGCAACTCACACCCAGGGTCGTCGCGCAGGAAGAAGAGCTGTGGCTCACCGATGGTGGGAGCCAACTTCATGCGCACGATCTGGATGCCGCCGATGACCGATTTTGGCCCCTTGACCCAGTCGCGCATCTTGAACCCGTGGCGCCGGAAGACCTTGATCATCTGCGGGTTCTCTGGGTCGGGGTAGATGGTCGGGGACAGCAACTTGATCCGCTTCGTGCAAATCTCGACTTGCTGCGCGGGCTCCAACTCCGCCTCAGAGATCACGTCGATCACGAACATCCGGTAACCGTCGTGCGCCCCCGTCGGAACGGCGAAGTTGTGCGAGTAGCCGAAGTCCATCCCCGACGAGAACTTCAAGCCGTGGCGGATCATGATCTGGATCAGCTGCCACCGCTGGAGCTTCGGGTCGTGCTTCTCGCCGGTGATATTCTCCGCCATCTGCGCCGCAGTGAGCAGGTGGATCTCCCGATTTAGCCGCGGGTAGATCAACCCCTCCGTCGATGGCTTCCAGCACAACAGCTGCGCCTTCGCACGCGAAGGGTCCACCAGCTTGAACTGCCCAATGGTCTGGGGGATCTTCTTGAGTAACAGACTCCGCGAGGTCTGCCGCGTCGCTAGAGTCCCCTTGCACACAGGGAATAAGCTGCAGTTCTTGATGCAGCCGGCGTACGCCTCGTGCTTGGTGTATGCCTGCTTCTCGTCGTCAGTGAGCTTGTCGAACTCCTCCGGCGGGATCGCCGCGAGGTGCTCGTCCGACACGTACATCGGGACCTTCGACTCACTCGGGAGATGGCGCTCGGGCGGACATGCCTCCGTCACGTCGATGTAGTTCCAGTGCCGGATCTGGAGCCCCGTCTTGGCCGCGCGGTCGATCTCCTTCTGCACGAGTCCGAACGAGAACTTCCGACTGGAAGTGAGGATCGTCAGCGAGGTCTTCCCGTCGCGGCCGGAGGGGATCATCATCGCCTCCGCGTAGGCGGCCTTGTTCCTCATGACGTCGATCTCGTCGAGGCAGAGCAGCGGTGCGTGCTGGCCGTTGCACGATTCGAGAGTCGCGACGATGATGTGGACGTAGTTCCGCACCTCCTTGTAGCGGATCTTCTCCTCCTCCGGCAGAGCCTCGTAGTGCGCGGGAGTCAGCACGTCGCCAACAGCCGAGCGATAGCGCACCACGTTCGTGTTGCGCTTGGAGTCGGTCATCACGTAGTCGCGCAGGAACGGCATCGCGATGAAGGAGCGGACATACTCCTTCGCCTTGAGGGACTGCTCCTCGCTCGCTGCCAGGTGGACGATGTCGAGCTCAAGGTGGTAGCGCGCCAGCGTCTCCAGGATCGACTGCGACAGGGTCTTGAAAGCGTCGCGCGCGGCGGAGAACAGCACGAAGTTGAACGACTCGTCGTTCACCCGCATCTTCGAGTAGGACTCAAAGATCATGTCCATCGGCGTGCAGTTGGAACTGGGGTCAACGATGGCGTCGGGCATGTCGAGCCCGAGGTAGGTCTCGATCCAGCGGTGGAGGTGTTCCTTCGTCTCGCACGGCACCAAGAGCAGCGCGCGCTTGACGTCGTCGTCGCTGTTCTCTGGGGCTGGGACTTTCGGCGCGGGCTCGCTCACTTGTGAAACCTCGCGAGGGCCTCCGACGCCGCAGCGGACGAGATGTCACCAGGACGCACAGGCGTCACCGTGATGCCTCCCGTGACCTTGACGGTCTTCTTCTGGTCCTGCCCTGTGGCGCGCGCGAGGCCATCTAGGATCTCGCGGTACAGACGCACAGACATCTTTTCGAACGGCGTGCCGACGAGGTGAATCTCCTGCCCTGTGGCCAGGTAGAGGTCGAGCTGCGGGCCGTACTTCCTGTGCGCGACCGCCAGCATCTTCGAGAAGAACTCGACCGATTCGAGCTGGCTACGCTCGGCGAGCGCGGGCGCGTCGACGCGCAACCGCTGGATCGAGACCTCCCGTTGCTCGTCCCAGCGGTCTCGGACGCGCGCGTGGACGATCTGACCGAGCGACAGACCCTGGCGCGCCTTCCGGATCTCGTCGCACGTCGCTCCCAGGTTGAAGGCCGCCTGCAGCTCAGCAGACAGATCGGCGGACAGCTCGGTCTGGCCGGATCGCAAGAAGTACCCGTAGGCGGAGCGCTCCTTGTCGGGGAGAGCGGCGACGATCTCTGCGGTGGTGACTGGTGCTACGTTGGTTTCGGGCATGACGACGGTTCGGCGGAGGCTGTACTCTCGAAGATTGCCGTTCCGTCGCCGCGCTCGACCCGCACCGTCATGTCAGACCCGAGCATGTCGCGAACCGACCGCACCAACCCTTCAAGCCTCGTCTTCTGGTTCCTCGCCGACCGTTTCCACCACGGGATCGTCACCCGAAACACCAGCGACCGCGCCTCATGCTGGTACTCGAATTCGCTGCTCACCGAGTTCGGGAAGGTGAGACGCGGCCAGTACTTGAGCTGGGTGACTTGCGCTTCGTGGAGCGCCCCCGTCGAGCGGGTCAACTCACGCAGCAGCCGCAGCTGGACCCAGGGGTCGGCCGCGTTAGACACGCAGGCGCTCCTGTGCGATGACTCGTAATCGTGAGCGCTCTGTGCCATGGCGCGACTCGAACCGATCCAGGTAGGTGTGGAACGCCTTGTCGACGCCGTCGGACTCACGGACCACGGGGGCGATCGCCGTATTCGGGAAGGTCCGCATGCGCACCCCTGGACCGGCAAGAAGCGCTCGGCGCTCGTCGACCCAGGCAGCTGGCCCGCGCACGTCGATGCGCCAGTCGACCCCGGGAGACAGCGGCAGGGCCAGTGGCTTCTCCGGCGTATCCACCGCCGAACAGATCGGGCGGCAGGCTCCGGCGGTGCCGAACGGCTTGGCCGACAGGACCTCACCACCAGGACCGAAGTCGTATACCCAGATCGCGCGATCGACGTTCGCGTCGTCTAGGACACGCCAGCGCGGAGCCCCGAGGTAGGTGACCTTGCCGAACGTCTGCGGCGCATGGATAT